GACTGTCTCACTCCATGGAGTCGAATCCGTGTTGACAACGCTCTTCCAGGACCCCGTCACGGGGCAAACCTATCCGGGCGTTTACACATGGGAGAAGATCATGGAATGTGTCGGGTGTTTGTACAAACCCGTTTCTGACAATCCGCCGACATCCGACCCAATCGAGGCTCTGCTCGCAGGTAATTTCCCTATTATCTAGGGACTTGAGCAGAACTCATGAATAAAACATTAAGGGTGGACCCGGTAACTTACGCGGAAACTTGGGCACAAACAATACACCCAAGTGTTCCAGTACGTAGTGAGACTGACCATTGTATACGGTCAATAACTCACCATGCAGCCCTCCTTTATTGTAATCCGTTGACAGAAGCTCTAAGACCTCGAGAGAGGTACCGTTTGGTTCGCCGGCAACTCGCCTGTTACAAGGCCTTAGTCGATGAATATGGTTGGATTCCTACGCTACAAAAGCTTAAGGATCTAGCCATGGTATTCTTGCGGAGCTTTTCTGAAGTTCCTGAAGGCACTGTTTTCTATGCCTCAGATGATTTGCGTCTATCCCCCTTGTGGGGTTTACGCATACATCTAACAGGAAAGTTGGTCACAGAGGCGGAGGTGCCACTCATACGTTTCTTTTTGAGTTGGCATCTTTGTTTGTCAAAAATCCCGCTAACGCGGCCTGATCTCGAAGGTCCAGCTAAAGCAGCTTGGATTGAGAGGCAGACCGCGCCTTTCCCCGTGGAAGCGCATGAAGATGATATACGTGCGCTTAGATACATTGTGGCATGGCTTTTTGAACTCCATCCGGGGTTCATAGGGGCCCACGGCCCTGGCAGCACCTCTACTGGTGCTAAGACTGTTCCTGATAAAAATGGGCGTTTCCGGCCATCATATCAGACATCTCTTCTGCTGCAGTATTCGCCAGATGGTCCACATCCAACCGATGATCTCCCTACAACAAAGGAGGTCGCTGTTGAGATGGAAGTTGCCAAAGATATAGGCAGCGTCCGGACCATAACGAAAATGCCTGTCGCGGATCAATTTGCGCAACAGGGTCTCAAATTCGACTGGCTAGCACAAACGGATTGGGTCAGGGAATATAATCTTTCCCTATTTGTTCGTTTTAGCGACCAGACGCCTTCCCAGGCTCTGGCGTTGAGCGGCTCAAACCCGAAAAATGCTAACCGACGCGCATCGACCATAGATTCAAAGGATGCCTCCGATAGGTTATCGGTGGACTTAATCACTCAGATATTTTCTGGGGATACGCTGCATTACATAATGCTCGCGCGTTCTTGGGAGTGTCAAGTTGGTGATGACATCGTTGAACTAGCGATGTATGACGGAATGGGATCAGCTCTAACGTTCCCAGTACAGACCACGTTTTTCACTGCTGTGGCTATATGGGCAACCATAGTGTCACTGACAAAAGACGAACCTGACCTTACTTGGCAGGAGCGAATTCTCACGGTACTTCAGCCGTGCGGCTTCAAGCGTGAATACGTTTGGGCGCAAAAGTTGATCCGTGTCTACGGTGATGACGTCATTTTACCGAACCAAGCCGCTGAGTTAGCCATAGAGTTACTTGGCTACTTAGGTCTTGCGGTGAACAAGAATAAAAGCTTTATAGGCTCAATTCCTGTCCGTGAGGCCTGCGGTGTTTACGCCGTTGGGGGTTTTGATGTTACACCCCAGCGACTGAAAATTCCTATCCTGGCCCGCAGGAGCCAGGCCGATGCTGCTTTCTTTGAATCCATACGCGCG